GTCCTGTCCGTGCATCGGCGTGCCTGCGGATCACACAGTAAACCCGCAACGATGTTGCCGATATAGGCAACATCAAAACCCAATCAGGAACAATGACAAAAGCGTCGCTAGTAGAACCTCGTCTGATATTCTTTTTCATAACACTTCCCTCGTGTTCGTGTGGGCGCAGATTGTATTCCCCTTTCCAATCTGCGCCTACATTGTTTGGACTGCCGTACCCGTCAATATCACAAACTGACTGATGCGCATCACTATCAAGCCGTCTTTCATCCCGTCAGGCATTGCGACAAGCATAAACGGTCTGTTGTCACCGATTGCCCGATGTTGCTCCGACTGCTGTTCAGCAAGGATGTAGCGAGTTGCGATCGGGTTGATCTGTGCGCCTGCCTTGACTTCAACTCTAACTGCGCCACCCCAATGCTCCTCGTGCCTGCTATTGACTCCGCCTATTCCCAATGCCTGTCGTGCCTTGCGTGCCTTGCTGTCGCCTTTGGAGCGGTTGCGTTTGCCTCGTGCCGTAGGATCGCCACAACCTTTGATGCGACGATTGCCATCACGACCAACAACGCCGAGCGTGCCAAATAACGGACAGCCTTCTGCGTTGCATTTGTCTTTGTTGCCTTCACAGTCAGCCTTCGGTTTCAGATTGCTTTGAAAGTCTTTCATCGCACAAGTCTAGTTCCCACCCATTCCCTCACATTCCATATCAAACAGACTCAGGATGCCTTGCTCCGCTTCACTCCTGATATCCGCCTCGTCAAGTGGAACGCATTGCGAATGTAGGTACGGAGATGCTTTGAGTCCGAGTCGTGCGTTTGTTCGCAACTGCCTGTCAAAGTCAAGAACATCTGCCCACTCAGAAGGGTTTTCTCTGACGATGCGCCATTCCATATTTGATTTGAATGGACAACCAATGCAGGCACTTCTCGGAGGCTTTGAGTATCCGTGTTCAGCACAGTATGTGAGGCAATCCTGTCTTGTGATGCGTTGATCTACCAATGGGTAGTCGTTGCGTATCCAAGAGAATGCAGGATCTCTCATTCTTTGGCTTTCGTCAAGGGAGATACCAAACATTTGTGCGACACGAACTTCCTTGCATCGTTCGCCTGCTTTCAAGCCTGCGAGTTCTCGCATTTTTTTGAGTACGGGTTGGATTTTGTAGTCGTAGGTGCATTGTCTTTTCAGCATCCCCTTTTTCCCGTCGTTCAATGTATAGGCAGGGATTGAGATGAATGACTCTGCATCGGCAAGAACATCGGCACGCAAATCTCCTGTGATTGTTCGCTTCGCTGACGACCTTGCAGATGCTCTCACTAAATGGAACTTGATGTCTGCCTTTTCAATCAGCAACTTCAAGTTTTCTAGGTGATCATAAACTGCCTGCGGTTCCCACCCTGTGTCAGCAAAAATGATGTGATCTGCTTTTGGCAATTTGCCATCCAACATCATATAAAGCAAGGTTGTTGATTGGACTCCTGCACCCATTGACAAAACCTTGATTGGCTCACTCATTTTTCCTCCTGTGTATAGTCATTCATCATACTAACAATGGCAGTAACAATGTTGATCTTAGTTTCCGACCATTCATCGCTTATTGCCTCCCTAACCGCTTCAAGAAGTTGCGCTTGTAGATTACGCTCCTTACTGTTCCGTGTCCGCACAGGCTCGTCGTAGCGTGCTTCCGCATCCCACTCGCTTAGGTACTTGATGTGAACATACGGATGACATCGGTTTCGGATCTGCTTCAAAGCAAACACCATTCCGCATCCGTGCAGATTGCTCAACGCTCCGCTGATCTGTCCGTGATGCAAGCCGAGCAACGCACCACAATCATTCCAAGTCAAACCGCTTGCTCCTGCACCGTCAAGGAGTTCAATGATCTTTGTTTGCCGTTCGCTGAGTTTGCCTGATGCGATCTCACTCATTGCACGAGCGACGCTTGCGGGTCGTTGAACGAAACCTCCTGTGTCTCCGTAGTAAGTGAAGAGGTCAAGTTGATTGCTCACGAGATGCTCAACCATTCGTCGTGGATCAACGCTTCCGCATACGCAAAGAAGGTGTCTCTGTTGCTGATGGGATTTCCGCTGATGGTCATATACCAAAGGGCATTGCCCTCAACCCGTACCGCAAGCACGATGTCCCGCATATATTTATCATTGACTCTAGTAACAATCCGAAGCATCGGACTGACCTGCCTTGACCATTGCTCATTCATTACTGCTCCTGTCTATGTTGCTGATGAATATTCCTTTATTGTCGGATAGCACTACTTCGCAGAAACCCCATCGTTGATGATCGGGTGTGTATGTGCTGTTTGTCCTGATGCTTACTGCTAAAGCAACTTGCTTGGCAAAGAACGACGCAAGCCTGATCGCCTGTGCGTCATTGTGTGCTTCAAAGATGCGCTGTTCGGTTTCGTTACCTTTGACGGTACGCATTTTGTATTTCTTCATTCCTTCGCCTCCATTGTTTGCAGGGTTTCGCCTGCACTGTTTAGTAGAACTATTCTGCCCATACCCCAAACAGGCGTGACACGCCCAACCTGTTTGAACTCGTTGTGTGCAAGGCGCATCACTTCCATTGCGCCATCACCAATCGCTTTCGTGTCGTCAGTGGCGCAGAATGTTTTGATGCGTCGGGCTTTGCCTAGTGTCGCCTTCAATCTGTATGTTTGTAAACTCATTGTTCTCTCCTCAGTTGTAGGTTGCCTTGACTATCAAAGTTGATAGTTGCTTCGCCTCGTTTGATTGCGAGCAACTGCTCAATGACTTTGCTTGCCTCGCCGACGGTAAGTTCCTTGACCGACGCTTTGCCTGCGAGTTCGTGCAGTAGTGCTTCGTCGCCTTCAATCTGTTTGAGGACTTGGTGCATCATCTTGATTTGGTTCTCGGTAACAAGTTTGCTTCCACCATCATCAGAGTGTTGCTCTTGTGCAGGATATCCCTGTTCAGGTTTGGTCACCTTCGTACCTATTTCGGTTTTGAGAGGCTTAGGAGCGATTGTGGATGGGCTTCGTTCGTATGTGGAAGCGTCAGGGTCGGTGTCATCAGTGGGCAAACAAAGAACTTGAAGCAAAGCGGTACGGAACGCAACCGACATCGCTTTCGCTGTCGCCTTGTCACCGCTGTCCATAGACTCTGCGCTGACCCGTGCGCTCACGGTTGAACCGTCAGGTGCATAGAACGCATAGGTAACATCAAGCCTGATGTGACCCATCGCCGTTTTGTTTTGTCCAACAACCACTGTTTCGTAGATGCACTCATTGACGGTTGGTAACACGACGACTCCGTGCTTGCGCAAGGCAGGCGAGACAGCGTTTACGACTGCATCTATTCCCCTGAAGTTGAAGTTCTGATGTGTGTTGCGTTCGCTTTTGCGCACCGAACCCGCATCCTCCATCACGGATGATAGTAGTTTGATGATTTCCATTTGCTGTTCCCCTTTCATCTCACGGTTCGCATTACACGAAACGATGTTGTTGTTGTGTATTTGGCTTCTAGTTCAGGATGGTCAGCGATCAAAGCCTTGTGATCAAAGCGTTTTGACTGCTGTGCCTTGAACGACAGGACTCGTTGCCCATCAACCAAGCCGAAGTCTGCGTCACGCATTAGGTTGGCGAGCGCATCCTTGCAGGCTTTCTCCTGTTCCTCTAACTCGTGGATCGCTGTCTTGATTGCACCCCATTCGTTGATCGTTGCTATCGCCGTACCGCCTAGATCGGTTTCGCCTGACGGATCAGGGAACAGCGTGTTTACCTGTGGCACATTTAGAGGCTCATCATCGGGGATGCATCCGTTGTCAATGTATTCACAGAACACTTCAACGGCTTGCCGCATATCGTGAATCATTGAAGTGTCCCGATCAACCGTTTGGAACCCGATGCGCAGATGCTTGTCAAGGATCACAAACACGACCTGTTGTGCGTCTGTGCAAAACATTTGTGCTTGCGCCTGCCAAACCCAAGCCATCGGCAACGGATCGCCGAGCGAATAACGGTTGTTGGTTTTCGCTTCCAACAGGATCGCCTCGTTGGTACGGCTCCTGCCGTCAAGCGTCGCAATGATTCTGCCGTTCAAATACATCTCGTCAGGCAGGTAGAAACTTGCATCTACTTCGTTGATTGCGTGCTGAAGTAGTGCAGGTTCAAGAACATTGCCCCGAACCATTGCTTCGTTAGGTTCGCTGATCAGTGGCGTTCCAAGTTTGCGAATCGCTAGATCAACCTTGTTTTCGTATTGGTTTGCACCCATCACAACGCTGACTTCGGATGCGCCTAGTACGCACTTCCCGTCAAGGTTGCGATGACGGATTGCGTGCCATCCGACGCTCCCGTGTTTTGGCTTGAGTATTCTTTGCATTGGTTTCCCTTTCGGTTGTTGGTTATTGCTTTAGTTTATTGCAGGGGTGTGTCATAGTTATAGGAGGCAGAACCTGCGCCATACTTCACGAACCCTGCCATCGGGTCGGGTGTCCATCCATCGGACTTCGTAAAGCGGTTCAAGTAGGTTCTCTACCTCTGTGATGTAGTGCGTAGTTTCAGCAATCGCATCCCACTGTTGTTCAAGTTTGCTGAGACACTTTTGGGCTAGGTCTTGCCGACTGTGATTATGCATACAAGAGGCAGTCGTCAGAGTGCCGTTGATGACAGCGTGCGCAGACCAATAGAACGAGTCCTGTACCGTAACTGCACTGACCGTTGCGATAATGCCGTCCATCACGACCTCCCCAACGCTCTGCAAGTTGAGCATTCACTCGTATCGTCACAAGCGATACCTCTGTCCACGAACCCTTGCTTCAGGTAGTCAATCAAATCCCGATATGCATCGTTGATGCCGTAGTCGGCATACGCTGTCAGACTGTGACTGTTGGTGATCCAAGTTCTCGCATCCTCCTCGTTGCTCGCAACTAGAAAGTGCGACCCGCCAAAATCGTAGAGCGAGCATCCGTGCAACTCGCACAGATCAAGTACCTGCTGTCGTAGTGACTTCGCCATCACTTCACCTTCTTTGCTGTTGGGATTTGTGCAAGGTAGAAATCAACATTCAAATCGGCAAGCGTAAGCCGACGAGTCCAAAGCGCATTTTCGCTATGTGTTTCAAATGCGCCATCAGCGAAAGTCACGATGTAGAAGTAGTGCATTGTCTTGACTCCGTTCGTTGCCTGCCAACCGCAAGCCTCATCAGTACGCACAACACTCGTGACTTCTTTGCGTGCGCCTTTGCGTGTGCAACGGTAGAACGCTCCAATGATCAGGTTCTTTGTGATTACTTCTTTCATCGCCTTGTAGTTTGCGTTGAAGGCAATCCAAGCAGGGTTTGCCTGTTTCGTGATGGTGCTACCTGTGCCACCACATTTGAAACAGATTGTGCCACTCCGCTGATTGTACGAATGATGACCTGTGCCGTGACAGCGTGTGCAGGTTTCAATCGGGAAGCCGTAACTGTTCAGTTCCATCACTTCACCTGCTGTCCGAAAGGAGAGATAGTTGAGATCCCGTTCGGCTTGCGCAATGTGAAATCTCCGTCGCTGTTGTAGAAAGCAATCCAACCATCTCTGTGACTAATGATTGCGACTCGCAATGTTCCACGATATCCACGACACAACAAGTCGCCGACTTGAACCTCTGTGCTTTTGATCCTCATCAGGCAACTTCCCCTTTGGATAGTTCATACTGAAACATTGAGAGAACTAATAGCATCTGTTCTGTCAGTTCTGATTCAGTGATGATTCCCCTTTTCCATTGGTTTGCCAATGTGATTGCTTGCCTGTGGGCATTTTCTAAGTCCATTGCTGTGCCTTTCGGTTGAGGTAGGTCGTTCCTGCCATACCTGAAGCCTATAGGCATTACTAATACCAATGACAGCATTGAGCCAAAATGTGTGATCTACCTGCGGTTATGCAGGCGACAGAAGTGTGACGGAAAGCGGAGAAGCGACCAACCGCCTCCCGTCACGAGCGTGCAGGTTCAGCCGAAAATAGTGGCGAACGCTTTGCGAACTGCGTCAGGATCGTCAGCGAAATGTGGTGCGATTTCGTAATGCACCCATTGACCGCCTTTGCTTCCAATGGTGCTGACATCGTAAACCTTCCAAGCGTCACGATCACATCGGTATCCTGCACCCCAACCCTTCGGGTTCGCTTTGTATGCGGATGAGTAATCGTGGATCTCCTCCACACACAAAATGTCACGATGATCATAAAGAAAACCGATTGCGCTTTTGAGTTGTGCAGGCGTACCGCCAAGATCAACAGCACGCCAAGTTGCGTGAACCGATTTCGGTGGATTTGGATTTGATGAACCACGCACAGCACGATCACCAAAGATGCCAAGATTTTTCAAACCGAAAAGAAAAATCATCGTGTCTGCCATCAACTGTGTGCCTTCACGCTTCTTTGAATGAACAGCATCTTTGTTGCCTGTATAGGGTCGCTTCGTCATTGCGTGTCCTCCTCGTCATTTGATTTGTCTTTGTCTTTCAATCCGTTGCTTGCAAGAATGCCCGACAGCGCACCTGTGAGGAACAACATCATCGGTGACAGCAAAGCCCACGCACTTTCGTCGTTCGGCGATATCTCTAACGGTTGCACCACAAACAGGATGCCGTACAGCAAAGCGAAAGTTGAACCGATGAAAGCGAGCGCAAGCGCAAGACCGACAAGCAGAACGAGTCGTGCTTTGATTTCGCTGTTTGTCATTCGTTTCACGGTTGAACTCCTATGGTGTGGCATCTTGGCGATGTTGGTGATTGGGCGCAAGTGTGCCTGATGCGATCAGAGCAACCTGCAAGAACAGCAAGCGCAAACACAACTGCGACGATGCGCTTCATTCGTCATCCTCTAGTTCTCTATCAGCGAACTTGAATGCTAATGCCACGAGGTTGATGATGAGTCCTGCTCCGCCAATCATCAAACCGATGCGCTGAGTAGAACCCGACAGCGTGATCAGCACGAGTGCCGTACCTGCGACAGTCCACACAAGACCTGTTGCGTCATCAAACATTTTTTTCATAGTGACCCATCATCTCAAATGTTGTGTCGGTTGCGTGTCCTATATTTTTCGGCGTGACGCAACAGGCACAGCGACAAAGGTTGCTGATACTGCGACGATGGCACGCCTTGTAGAAACAGGAACTGTTGAGTCGGTTGGTATATACAAATCAAATCCGCCACCATCAAAGATGTTGATCTGTTCCTCAAACGCTTCCCGAACTACTGTGCTTGCTTCCTGTACCGCCGAAACAATCTTGCCTGTCTGCTCGTCGGTCAGGTCGTCTTGAACAATGGTGTCAAAGATTTCGTTTGCGATTTCGCCTGTCACGAACTTCAATGCGCCTGCACTCTCGGCGACTGTTGTTGCTTGCGCTTCCGTGATCCCGTTATCAACAATCGTTGTGATCGCTTCTAATGCTTGATCGGCAGGAAGGTCATCAAGTATGCCAATGACGGATGCGAACTGTTCGTCGGTGATGTCGTCGGTCAGGATGCTTGTCAAGACTTCGGTGAACGCTTCGTCGGTGAGCGGTTCGGCGAACACTTGATCCAACACTTCGGCAAACGCTTCGTCAGTCAGTTCGGTTTCAAACAATGCCTGTGCCACAGCAAGCACTTCGTCGGGAGTGTCAGCGTCAGCGAACGCTTCCGTGACTGCTTCCACGCTCGGCTCGGCAGGGATCGTCGTAGGCGTAGGTTCAGGAGGCAGGGTCGTGGTTGTAGGGATTGTCGTTTCGGGAGGCACAGGGAGCGTTGTAGATGGCAATGGTGGCGAAGTGGAACTTGTCGTCGTTGTGGTTGGCACGGTTGTTGTCGTTGCAGGCGCAGTCGTTGTTGGTGCAGTAGTAGAAGTCGTCGTCGTTGTAGTTGTGGATGTTGTAGTTTGCGGAGATGTCGTTGTCGTTTCTACGAGAGTTGTGGTTGTTGTTGAAGGCGTGGTTGAAGTTGTTGTTGTTGTTGGTTCTGTTGTTGTGGTCGGTTCGGGTTCTGTTGTGGTTGTTGTGGGAAGTTCCGTTGTGGTTGTTGAAGTCGTTGTTGTTGTCGTGTTTGTAGGATTGCCGTTGAACGACAGTTCGTACCGCACATTGAAACCTCCCGACGGATCGCTACGCCACACATCAGGTTGATAGCAACAAGTGGAAGCACGCAGGCGATAGTTCCCTGCTTCAAGCGGAAGGTCAATGCGAGACTGCAAACCTGCGAAGTCGTCGTTCGTATAGATCAGTTCACCGCTGTCAGCGTTATACAACCACAGTTGCGGATCTGCTTGAAAACCATCCGAGTTCAAGGTTGTCGCAATGAACTGTGTCGGTTCAGAATATGTGAACAGGAAGTCCGTCGGCTCTGTGATCGTTGCTGATCCTTGTTCGGTTGTCGCTCGTACTTGTGTCGGTGCAAACATTGCGAGGATCGCAACAGGTACAAACATCACTAATCGCAAACGGTTCACG